CATGTTTAGGTTGATTGTTAAAAGTTGAACTACCAATTACACTTGGTGAACCAATTGTAGACGTATCGTTAATAAACTCAAACGCTGAGCCAGTGCCTGTGTAGTTGAACACTGTTCGTCCTTGGCCAGCGCCAACAATACTTGTGTAGCTAGGAACATAAATTGTTTCATCAAAAGTAAAAATTCCAGGACCAAATTCTAAAACATAACGACCTTGATACAAACCAACACTTGCTGGGTTTAAATAAAGTTGATATATTGCACGTTGTATTGCCAATGTGTCATCAGCCGTGCCGTCTCCACCAATGGCTCCAAATTCAGCACTCACTCTCTCATCTAATCGATCTTGAACACTACGTAGTATTGGATAATTACTGTCGTCACCAGTTTGAACAGTTGTATCAGTTCTCTTGTACTGGTACTGTTCAAACAGTTCTAAGATGTTATCATTAGTAGTAAGAATCTTACTGTTACCAACGAACGGCGCACCCTCTGCAACGCTGCCGTTACCAATGAACAGTTCTTGTGTATCAACTGCCCAGGCAAGTTCGCCTGAAGCTAATTGTGGTAGTCCGCTACCAGTGTTCTTTTGTCCTCTGCGGACTTGAATACGTGAAATTTGAACGACAGCCATGAAAATATCCTCTTATGTGATATTTAGCTGTTTTCTCGGTAGTACTGTTCTACACGGTCGTACCATTTAGTGGACCAGTAGTCAAAATCTTTGGGTTCTAGAATAAATTCCTGATATTGCGGTTCCGCCCATGCTCCAGGTGAAATCTCATCAGGTTTAACGCACATTAGAATAACACCTTTGCGAATATTAGTGCCGTGTACTTCGTTATGGGCGCAAGCGTAGGCTGTTAGCTGAATAAAGTAATCATCAATGTATTCACGCTTCTTAGGCTTGTTAGTTTGTTTAAAGTCTAGGATACTTTCATCGCCGGCATGTATGCCCACGCAGTCAGTAGTTCCCGCATATAATCCAGGAAAATATAACGGAACTTCACTTCCCCATACTTCTTCAATTAACGGGAAACCTTGTTCAATTACCTTCTTGGCCATTACTAGGCTTTGCTGTGCGTAAGGGTTACTTACACTTTCACGTAACACATCTCCTTTGATATAGTTCTCTAAGAACGTGTGCATACGTGTGCCTCGATTGGCAGCTTCTGTAGTGATTTCAGTCGCACGTTTGTCGCCAACTGACTTGCGCCAATTAGCTAATGCTATACGTGATTCTGCGGGTTTTGTTTTATCTAGGACAGTTGTAACGCTGGGTACTTTGTGTCCATCTGGACAAGCGTATAAACGCTTGCCAGTGCTTTCATCTCGTGATAAAGGAGTATAAACGAATTTTTGTTTTAAAAGAGTCATGTGCCATTATACTACAACTATTTGGTAATGTCAACCGGCTCTTTTTGCCGTTGCTCGTTTGGCCATTTGTCCAACGCTGTTGTCAGTGCCTCCACGAGTTTGGTCAGATTCAGCCTCTTGTGTGTTCAATTTGACACCTTCAGGACCAAAGCTACAAAGTTCTTTAAATTGAGGATTTGCATCGTAGTAAATGCCAAATGTGTTTGGATTATCAATGCGTTGACCGATTACGTTTTCAGTCTCGTTGCCGAGTGCTTGCCAACTAATGGTCTCTGGATTTTCTTCGCTGTCAGCGGCATTTTTCTTTGCCGCTAACAGGTCGAATAAAGGATCTCTACTTTCTTTAATTACTTTTTTTTTGAAAGCATTTGTGCTAGTCTGCGGCTATATTGCACAGACTCACGCATTTCTCTGCCTGCTGCTTCTGCTGGAATTTCAGCTTCAGCTTCGCCTTCTGCTGGAGGAAGTGCTTCAGCTCCTGGAGCGGCTCCCATTGTTGTTGGTGGCTCACTACCTGTTAGGATACTCACTGCCTTTGCTAGGTTTTGACGGTTAGTCTCTAATACTGTGTAAATTTCATCTAGTGCTGGGCGGACGGCTTGTTCAAATGACCCGCTAATGTCAGAACCCATTTCGTCTCTTATAGAGTCTAATAAATCTAGCATAGCTTCAGATTTCATAGCTGCCACATCTTCTAACCAACCTGTGATGCGGTCAACCATGTCTTTGGAAGCCATAATTAATTCGGCTTTTTCTTCTTCGCCTTCAGTGATTAACAATGTTTGGATTAGTGCGTTAGCTGTGCCTTCATCTAAATCGTAACGTACGATTAGTTCGCTTTTGATATCATCTGCATCTTCTTCAATCATCAAACGTGAACGTGCTTGTTGCGTCCAAGTTGATGGGATAGAAAACTGTCTAGTGAAATGATTTAATGCAATCATTGCTTCGTTATATTCTTTCAAGTTCTTTGCCTTTTTCTTCTTTGGCTTCTCATCTACTTTATCTTCGTCTTCGATCTCAACACGTTCTGCAATCTCTTGATTGATTACGTCCAAGAACATTTTGTTCTTATGGTACTTGTGATCCGTATGAACCGCGTCGTAGCTTTCGTTTGTTTCAAACTGGTGTTGAGCTGTACGTAGTTTATTACGTGCATCTTCTAGCTGCTCCATAGTGAACTTGTTCAAGTCCAACCTGTAGCCAAACTTCTGTGCTAGGCTCTCGTTTAATCTCTTGCTACTTACTGGTTTTGAAAAATCTGTTATCTGCATGATGGCTTCCTAACTATTGTAATTATTTATCTGAATACGTTTTTAAACGAACTGGAAATCTTGTCCTTGTAGAACTTGGTTTTCTCAGTGGTTATTTCGTAGCGCCAAAGAAACGTATCTCTGCGCACTGGATCTGTGGTTTTATTGTAAAAATATCTAAAATAAGTAGCATCTGTCTCGTTTGCAGAGTACTTCCTATCTAAATCTTTGATTTCCATTAGCTGCTGAATCCTAGTAGTTTCGTGGAATTTTGCGGATATCAGCGCACATACTTTTAAGTTGAATGTGTCAACTATTGATGGCCCGCTTGGATACTTTTTTAACAAGTCCCATCCGTTATTTTTATTAGGCCTAACTATGTAGTCATGATAGCCCACGGCCTTGTTGGGCAACAGAGTAAACGGTAACTTGTCTTTGAAGTCTTCGTAAAATGATTCTAGTTGTCTTGCTGATTTTTTAATATTCATTTGCTACTACACTTGGGTCTTCGTGCCCTATCTTAATTAACAAACTTTTACGAATCATTGTTTCTGCAATAACACGTTCACGTTCTGTTAACGCTGCCATCTTTACGGGACGGCTAACTTTAGATAAGAAGTCCTGCTCCTCATTTGTAGTGTATATAGCAAAGTCGCCAATGAGTTCGTTTATTTTCATAGACCAGCTAACTTTCTAATATCAGCTATAGATTTGTTTGCTGACTTGCTGACTTTGGCATCAGTACCAGCAACACGTTTAGCCAGTGCTGTAATATATGCTGACTCGTCCATTCTTGATGGTTGTGGCATTTCATCTTCTTCATCTGACATGCCTGAACCGTGGAACATGTCCGCTAGTTTATAAGCATAACTTTCAGAGTCTGAACTGTTGTCCATGCGATCTGCAACAAAGTTTAATGCTTTAATGAATACTGCTTTATCGTCACTAGAGTCGTCATCGTACGGTGCATACTCACTGTTCATCCAGTCGTTGAACATATCTTCAATCTTATCGCCTGAACCTTCTGTAGTAGCTGTGTCAATGTGAATTTGTGCGCCTGGTTTGATCTCAGGAGCTTGTGATTGACCAGGTGCCGCTGCTTGTGTATCTGGAGTTGGGTCATAGGTCAAGTTGCCCTGTTCGTCAGGTTTAACTGCCATTGGATTCTTTTTAAGATCAACAGTGGTCATTGTGGATCCTTCTTGATCCGTAAAACTTAACGACTGTCCAGGTTTGTAGTCTTTAATAGTGGCTACTGAACCGCCTGCTTCGCCTAATATATCTTTAATTTTCATTGTTTGTCTCCAGGCTCAGTTTGTTTGCCTTTAGTATACTTATATGTTCGCGTAGTCGGTCGATATATCCTTTGCTACGCAATACTTTAAATGTGATGTTTTCCACACTTAATTCGCCTTCCCGATCCAACCCTTGTTGGCGTAGACGTTTGATATTTTCCATAACTTGTAGTGATGCTTGTAAATTATCACTACGCAATGCTGCTCGAATTGATCCCACAAAGTGTTTGTACTTTACTTTGACTTCAGCTCGATCCACTGTGTCTTCTTTACGCTCGGGGATTTTTAACCATTTATCATCAAGTACGCTGTACACACCTACGCTGTGATGAACTTGCTGTGCATCTTGTACATACACTTCAGTGTGTATGCCTTTCAATTTGATGCTGTGTTGAAAGTTGTATTGATTTTTCTTTGCATCAAATAGTTGTTTCATTAAACGTTCACGTTCTTTTGGAATGTTAACAACTAAATGTAAATCTAAGTCTGAATTACGGCTAAATGTGTATCCTGCATTACTGCCGCTAATTGTGATATCTTGTAACCCTAATGGTTCAATGCCAATAAAGTCTATGAAATTCTGTGCTATTTCTAGTAGATGAAACCTAACATCTTTTTTTAGTTGCCCTTTAGACCACAACTTGGGGTTTAATCGTTTGTGGAATACAATGGCTGTGCTGACTAGATCTTCTTGTTGCATAGGTCATTATTTAATATCAAAGACCAAAGAACTTTAAAACATGTGGAAAATTGATAGCGTTGATCCAGCCTGCGCCTGCGGCAAACGCTAGTCCAACCATGGCATACATGGTGTACTTGTTTTTAATCTTTTCTAAGTCACTAATCTTAGCTGACATTTCTGCGTGTTGGTTGTTTGATGCGTCTGACATTTCACACAGCTTTTTATCTAGCATGTCACGAGTGTTGTCTAAACAGTCGTGCATTTCTTTGACATCAATTTTGATGTCGTCAAGTTTTTCTTCTATGTTGTCTACTTTGGTTTCAACTACAGCTACACGCTCTGGTAATGCTGCTATTTGTGCTATTGCTTCTTTCGTGGCCATCTTGGGCTCTCCAATGTTATAAGTCAGGGACTCGCTCCGAGTCATGTGCCTATTGTATGATTGAATGCCTAAGTGATTGTGTGAGTTAAATTGCCTACCAAGTATTTATACTAACATTTCAAATACAATGTTTTTGCCTGGCATGAATACAGACAGTTCTGATGGGGTAGTTTCTGTTAAGTTTGGAATGTAGGGAACTAGCTTGAATAGCTGTTTTAAATAGCCCACGTGGTCAGTGCCATCTAAAAACAAAAACTCACGTTCGCAACGCCATTCAAAGATCCATATACTGGCAAGCTCGTTGCCCTCTAAACCATATGTGCTAGGGACGTCTACAGTTACTTTTGGTGGACTATCATATGTAATGTTTGCCCTCATTCCAATGGTCTGAATCACAGTGTCAAAGTTCTGTTGCTGATTACGAGCCTGTCGCATTTCAGCAGTGTTTTGATACTGTCTAGTGTTTGTTATATCTACGAGGGAATACAGTCTATAATGCATAGACTATATTTAACAGTCGTAAAAAAGCCCCACTATAAAAGCGGGGCCAACTTCCCATCCCTGAGAATTAACTTACTACAATAGCAGTACCTAGTGTAACTGTTGCACCAGTTGCATCATAAGCATTTGGTCCAATTGCGCCCAATGCACGGATACGTGCTTGTAATGAAGCCGCATCTACTGCATGACCGTCAACGATAACGTGGATGATACCGTTTCCTGCTGATGGTACAGAGTACATTAAAGGCTGTACTTCACGGATGATCGCCTCTACAGCCTCATCTGCACCATCATCTTCAGTTTGAAGATCGCCACCTGCATCAATAACGAATGCTTTTAATTGTGCAACTGAACGTAATGTACCAGTTGTGTATTGGCCAAAGCCATTTACTCTTGTTGTTGCTGACATAATATTTTCTCCTCGATATGTCTTGTCCATTCTCTATGGACGGCTTGTAACCTAACAAGCCTTTGTAATATTATTTATTCACTTTGGTAAAAAAGTGCTTATAAGGGGAGAAAATGGGGAGATTAAATTGGATCTTTGCCGGGCTTTTTAGCTTCTTGTATGCGCTGTATGCCACGTTTGAACTTGCTACTGTCGCCCGCACGAATAGCATTTAAGAAACGGCGCTCTAGTTCTGAGGCAGTTTCAATGTCATAGTTCTCTCTGATAACTGTTAGCAAATTGACTGCGCTCTCAATGATGTTTGATCCTCGGCTCTCTATGATGAGATCCGTGTCGCGCTTGATTCCCAAATCGCTTAGTTCTTGTAAGATACTTCTTGTGCTTTTTCGCATAATATTATTTTTGTTATGTAATGTATTTATTGGATTGTAACACAACATACGACTAAACACAACCTTGACTTTTCGTGCAGTGCCGCATTTAATAGAATAAATACTCAGTAGAAACACTGATACGTTGCTACACACACTTACAGAGGAAAGTATGAAAACTATATCAAACAAAATGTTAGCCATTCTGGAACGTCTATCCGAAATGTTTCCAGGATCTAACTATCAAAGCAGTTTAGACGCTTATCTAAGCACAAAAGGCATTACCGATGCCGCACAGTTGGAAAACTACATCCAGCAATTCAATTCTCAAAAGGAACATTATCTATGAAAACAATTTTAAACACCATCTGGTCATGGTTAGTAGCATTTGGCGAAGCACGTTATGCCGCTAGTCTTGCACGTCAAGGCCGAGTAGCAGAAGCCAAAGCTGTATACGGATCTTAATAAATATTGGCATGAACTTGGTGTATATACACGGGGCTAATGCCACCAGTGAAAGTTTCAATTATATTAAGAGTAAACTGGGCACTGGGCTAGACGTTAACTACGACAGTCGAAACGGGTTTGAAAATAACCTAAAAGACATGCAGGCAACATTGCAGAACTATAAGAACGTGGTGTTTGTTGCACATAGTTTGGGCGGTATATACGCATTACATTTGGCCAATGACATGCCCACTGCGGTTAAAGGTGCTGTTACCTTAAGCACTCCATATGGTGGTGCAGAAGTAGCGGATTATGCTCAATACTTTTTGCCATTCAGTAGATTAATGCGTGATATTGGGCCCAGTAGTTGGGTAATGAAGCAGGCTAAACGCATTAAGATACAACATCCTTGGACTAATATAGTAACAGTTAAAGGGCAAAGTCCGTTCATGCATGAGCCCAATGACGGTGTAGTTACTATTGCCAGTCAAAAGCACCATGAGGATATGGAACTAGTGGAAGTGGCATGTAACCACTACGAAGTTGTGCTCAGTGACCAAGTGGTTGAACTTATTAAAGAACGAGTGAACAAGTTTAAGAAATAGTTCATTCAGCTTTACAAACAGTTTGTAACACTGTATAATAAATACATGGGCAACAAGGTTGTTGCCAATACAGACATTAAACACACAGGAGATTATTATGTCATTCGAACTACCAAAAACACCAGAAGTTAAATTCAGCAAGAACGGTTACGAGATCCGCACAGACGTGTTGGCCATGGCCAAGGACGCTGTTATGGAAGAATACCACTCAAAGTTCCGCGGTTGGGAAATGTCAGTTCAAAAAGATGAAAAGACTGGCCAAGTTGTTACCAGAGTAGATATGCCAGAGTTTCCAGGTCTAGATAAGATCATGGAAGCGGCTGAAAAGTTCTATGGGTTCGTAAATACGGGCACAAAGAAGTAAGCATAGCTTAAAGTAGGTTGATACTATAAAAACAAAAGGACTCTTAGGAGTCCTTTCTTATTGGTTATTTAATACCAATAGTCATGTATCTAGTGTACGCAGTCTCGGGATCTTTTAAATCTTTTTCACCAGAGTACAACAGTTTAGTAAACTTGAACTCGTTTAAATCTTCATCACGAGTTTGCAGTGCTACTAATGTGCCGCTGGGTATGTTATCAAACCATCCATCGTTCTTCATATCGTTGACACTGGTGTTGATAACAAGACTTGGGGCAGTTGCTTGTCTATAATCAAGGTCGTTGGCATCTTTGATCATGGGTTCTATCTTGTCGTCAATGCCTAACTTTTTGGCAAGTTCGTTACCAGTTGACAGTACTTTTCTATTGATGTCAACGTTTATGATTCTATCAAATTTGATGTTGTTCTTGTTTATGAGGAACAAACTTAGATTGCCATACCAACTGCCCAATACATATATTGAGTTGAAATCTTTGTGTATCTTGGAGACTTCAGAAATCAACCAAGACTTACACGTTATTAGATCATCAGTAAAGCTGCCTGCTAGTGTGCTAGGGCTAAATTCATAGATTCTCATTAATCAGCAGATTTATTTTTGTCTTTTTCAGTGATTGGGCCACCAGTTACCCAAGCCTTGCAACTGCGTGAGCCAGCGCATTTGAAATGTAAAAAGTTGCAGTAACCAAGATCAGCCAAATTGATACTGGCATTGGCATCCACAGAAGACTCGTCGCCTTTGATACCTTTGCTGATACACTTTCTCATACTGTCGCTGACATCAAATGCCGCACAATTGCCACACAACATTGTCTTAGCTGTTGCGGTAGTCACATTGAAAATCTTTGCACTCTTGTTCCAGTAATCTTCAGCCTTGTTGGGATTGGCAGGACCATAGTGATATTCATCTATGGCCTTCTGTCGATTTTTTAAATTGACATCTATGTTATGAGTTGCAGTAGGACAGCCTTGTTCAATAGCTTCCAGCAAGTTTATATAGTTTCTCATTTGTTTTTGGCCTTGCCAGCTTTCATATTGGCCATCCAATGTGCCAGTTCACCTTTGCGGCCACCCTGTTTAGCAACCTTGCGTAGTGTACTTACACTTGCTTTAGTAGGAACACCGTGTCGCTTGCTGTCGCCCTTATCTTGTGGATTACGACCATCAGCAAAGTTTTCTTTTATTTTATTGCCTTGTACAGCAGTAGTTTTTTCAGGATCATCTGCCAATCCTATCTTGGCATTGGGCATAAACTTGTTTATGGATTTGCGTGTGAGCGGACCCAATACGCCATCAAGATCCAAGTTAGCGTTGTACTTGGCATTTAACATTTTTTGTATGCGTAGAATTGCTTCTTTCTTATTGGAGTCTTCAGCTATGCTTTCGCCACCTCCGCCATCTCCACCACCACCGCCATCTCCACTATAACCAGCATCATACCCGTACCAACCATACGGTCCTGGACCATATGCTGCGCCTCTGGGTTTACGTTTACGTTTTCGTGCTTCATCAACATTATAAGTTGGATCAACTTTTTGTCTAGGCATACCTTTAGGTTGTTTTTTGATCTGACTTTCTGCTAGTATGGCTGCACGTTGAAACAGTTCTGGATTCATCTTGCCCCACAAGCGCATGACCACTGCGGCTTTGGCATTGGCTTCATTCTCATGCTCGCTGCCATCTTTACCACTTTCATCATTTAGTCTGCCATCCACATCTTGCTTGTGGTGTACTAACTCATGTGCTAGTGTGCGTAGCACATCCATGATGTGTCTGTTGCCAATAGTAATCTCAATGCCGCCACCAGGCATGTAACCTCCAAAGCTTCTACGTTGGCTTGCCAGTTTAGGATTGCGTACTAGTTTGATTTGCGGAGGACGTTCCAAGCCAATGCGATCACAGGCAAAGTCTACAAATGCTTTGATGATTGGAAGACTTCCATCTTCTCTTCCTGGTTCTTCAGTTAATTCGTTAAATCTCATTTTGGTACACAGTTAGGGACTTGCTTGCCATTCTTTTCTTTCATGCCCAATTGCTTATACTTCTTCCAACATGGGCCTTTTCCCTTAGCTTCATCAACTTTAATTAAAGGAGGCATGGTAAGAAACTGTGTCTCTAAGTCAAAGTCTTGTTTTACAAAATTGTATGCTTGTTGATAAGTTGGGATTTTTGTATGAGGTTCTGGGATGTCGTCCTGTCTTGGCGTGCCAGTTAATGTAATATCTGGACGATGATATGTAATTGTAAACGTGCCGTCTGAATCTTGTGTTATACTAGCAAAGTTTTCGTTTGGCGATTTGAATTGTTCTTCACCTTGCTCACCAATGTTGCGATCAATGCCTCTACTTTGAACTCCACCCTTTTTACGTTTGGCTGCAAGTTCTTCAATACCATGACGTACTTGTTCCAAGTTCTGTGCTAGGCCCATGAACATGCCACCTTTGTGTAACTGTGTAATCTTTTCCCAAACAACTAACTCATCACTTTCAGCTAACTCAGCCAATTCTTTTAACTGTGCGCGAGCACTCATGATGCGTCCTTTCAAGCTCATTGGATTAGCTTTCTCATGTCCGTACACAGTGGGATCGTTTGGATCACCACTTGGTTCAATTGGCATTTCTAATAGTTGATGTATTTTCATATCGTACTTACCTTAATTTTTAGAATCCGTTGGTGGCTGAGTTGTAGAACACCTTGCCGGTCACGGTGGTGGTTTTCACAATGGTGGGCGTTGAGTAATTGAATTCTAATAAATCACCTCCACCCTGTTCTCCAAACTGGATCCTTACAGGATAATACTGGCCAGCAGTGAGCGCAATGCTGCCATTGACTTCTTGAGGGGCGTGTCCGCCACCGTTGTTGATCAGTGCATTGCCTGTAGTGAATCCTGTCACAGCAGTAGCGCCAATCCACATGTAACTGGCATCATCGCTGTTGAGGAAGAATGTATGGGTCTCAGTGGTGGTGGGTTTGAAGTAGCCCAACCATTGCACACTGAAACTTTCACCATCATCTGAACCTGGTTCTTGAATCACTGTGGTTTGCACAGATGTGGCTGGGTTTGCACCAAATGTGGCGGATGTGGCTGTGGCAAAAAAATTCACGTCATCAGCAAAGTAGCCTGTGTAAGTGGTTTTGTACAATCCAGCGGTATCTCCCGAGGCCGTCAATGAAGTGTCGTTCACTGTGATGCTGCCACTGGTCACTATCACTGTGCCACTGATGCTGACACTGCGTACACTCACTGTGAATGTCTGAGCGCCTTCTGTGGTGGTATCAGCGATTGTGGTGACAGTGAATGAGCCAGTGCCGTTGTCCTGTGCTCCACCGCCTGTGAGAGAGAATGATCCATTCACTGCAACAAAGTCAGCATTGGCAGTGGTGACGTGGTTGATGGTCCAGTAATAAGTGCCGTTGGGTCCAAGGTTGGTCACTGCAAATGACAATGAGGAGCCTTCATTCACTGAGTTGGCAGCAGGAGTGATCGTGGGTGTCAATGACACATCAGTGATCTCCACATTGGAGAACGTGGCCACCACTGTGCCTGATGAACTGCCCCTGCGTAAAATGATGTTGAATGTTTCTGTGCCCTCTGTGCTGAGATCTTTGGTAGGAGTCACTGTGAAACTGCCACTGTCATTGTTCACTACAAACGTGCCCAATGCTGTGCCAAAATCTCCAGCATTACTCACTGACCAATACACTGTGGTGCCATCCAGTATTTCCAGTAGGGCGATATTCACTGTGAGAGTTCCGCCTTCATTCACAATGGTGGCAGTGGGGTTAATATCATAAGAAGTCCACGGTCTTGCTCTCAGCAGGCCTTCAGCGTTGGCATTGTCAACAACAGTATAGCCGCTGTATTGAGTGGGCAATCGATCTGGGTCGTACACGTTGCGAGCACGATAATAAGGTGCTGTGGGATCTATACTACCACTAATAGTTCCGTCAAGTGCCACAGTTTTACCCTGACGTTTGGCTTCGGCAATGTCTAGTTTGGCCGTCTGTCTTGCCTCTTTGTCTGCTTCACCATCCGCAGCCGGTTTTATGGTCCATTGTGTTGTGGTTGTTTTAGCAACTCTTTGCCAGACAGCTCCATCATAGATGCGCCAGTCTTGTTCGCCATACGCAGGAAAGGCGCCGCTGGTTCCAGCAACTGTTGTATCGTAAGCATCTCCCAAGGTACCAACACCATCAGTCAGTGTGGGAGTGTTAGTAAAAGCGTTCCATGTGCCTTTGTATGTTGCGGCAGTTATTATAGTATTAGACAATGAACCACAAACAGCCGCGGCTTTGGCCATGTAATTGTCTATTGTGGTATTGCCCTTTATAATGTTAATACTGGTTCCATATTCATCATACAAGAAGTTGCCTGCTGTCACTGCAAAATCACCTGTTGAATGACTGGTCAATGTGAAAGCAGAGCCTAAGCCCAACGATGTTACATACAGTTTGTATGAGACACTGTCTGTTGCTCCCAAAGCACCCGCATAATTCAAACTCCAAATAGCCGAGAAAGGAGCCACAATCTCAGTATTAGAATGTGGTGGATTGATATTTTTTGTGAGAGTAGTCCCACTTGCTATTGTCAGTGTTGATATTCCGTTAGCTGCCATTATTTTTATCCTGTATCCTATATTTAGTGTTAAATACTCCACTATGACAATTAACACTGAACCATTCAAAAAACTAATAGATAACTTGAAAGACTCGGGCAAATACCGTGTGTTCAACGATATTCTACGTGAAAACGGCAAGTTTCCCAACGCTATTTGGTACGGACCTTATAACATCAAGACCATCACCAACTGGTGCAGTAATGACTATTTGGGTATGGGTCAACACAAAGTTGTGTTAGATGCCATGCACACAGCATTAGACATGACTGGCGCCGGTTCTGGCGGTACTAGAAACATTGCGGGTACTAGCCACTATCACGTGGCCCTTGAACACGAGCTTGCAAGTCTACATAAGAAAGAACGAGCATTGCTGTTCTCTAGTGCCTATGTGGCCAACGAGTGGACACTAATTGCGCTGGCCAAGATTATTCCCAACATACACTACATCAGCGACAGCAAGAATCACAACAGTATGATTGTGGGCATTAGTCATAGTAAGGCTGCTAAAAGCATATTCAAACACAATGATATGGACATGCTGGAAGAAATGTTGGAAGCAAGTGTGGCAGCTGGTCACACTCCATGCATTGTATTTGAAAGTGTTTACAGTATGGATGGCGATGTAAGTTTGATTAAGGACATTTGCGATCTTGCAGACAAATATGCGGCCATCACATACATTGATGAAGTACACGCTGTGGGATTGTATGGCGCACAGGGTGCTGGCAAGTTAGAGGAGTTAGGTCTTCAAGACCGCGTTGACATAGTTAACGGAACCTTGGGAAAAGCGTTCGGAGTTCAAGGCGGGTACATTGCTGCCAACAGCATTGTAATAGATGCAGTCCGCAGCATCGCAGCTGGTTTTATTTTTACAACGTCAATGAGTCCAGTTACTTGTGCTGGTGCATTGGCAGCTGTCAAGTATTTGAAAGCACATCCAGAACTACGTGAACAACATCAAGACCGTGCAAGTAAACTAAAGCAATGTCTACAAAAAGCAGGACTGCCAGTAATGGCCAGTACCACACACATTGTACCTGTACTAGTAGGAGATGCTAAACGTGCCAAGGCTATGAGTGATGCATTAATGAGTGACTACAACATCTATGTACAGGCTATTAACTTTCCCACTGTGGATGTAGGAACGGAGCGGTTGCGTTTTGCGCCCACTCCGTTACATGATGATGGTATGATTGAGGATTTAGTTCAAGCGTTACAAAAAATCTTTAGCACATACTAGCAATTTGTGTAATGCCAAATACTAATGCTGCTCTTAATTGTAGGTCAGCGCCTTCTGCTTCCAACTTCTCTGTATCAATCAAGTCAGCTAATATCTCCTTAGCTTCACTTGGACTCATTTGTCCTGACTGTAATGCTTCTTGAACTTGCAAGGCCATCTGGGCACGATCAGTTGCCCATGGTTGACCAGCATTGATTACTTCGTGTAGTATGTTGCCTTGTCCCATTAGAATCTCCCCTGTACTGCACCAGCAATTATTTCACTTTGCTGAATAATTATTTTCTTTTTGAGTTCACAATACAAAGGACTCACAGGTCCTTTACTGGCACGATCTTTAAACTCGCTCACAGTATCAACCATTGTCTTTGTTAGTTTTGCCACGTCACGTGTGGGCTTGGTCTTGGCATAGATATCAAACCATTCAATGTCTCTATCTAATGCTGTTAGTTGTGCTAGTTGATCACCTTTGCAATCAAAACGCTTGGCGCCTTGTTGTATGTCAGTAACTACCTTTGCTTGATTGACATCCCAACGACTGGGGAACTTTTCAATTAGCCCCGCACAACCCGTTAGTGTTACAACTAGAAGTAATGCGACTAATTGTTTCATTTTTATTCCTTGGAGCTTGCTCTTAACATCCAACCGTGTTTGCGATGTGCATCAATACGGCCAGCAATAAAGTCACTGAATCCAAATTCTTGATTTGCTTCGCTTTGTTGAAAAACCAATTTTAGTATCTTGATAATTTTTTCATTGTCTTCTAACAATGTTTGAACCATTATAGACTTGGGTAGTATAGCAGTTTCATCTTCAATTTGTGTTAGCATACTGAAACGAGTATAGCTGGCCGGCACATATGTACCTAGCGCACGAATCTGTTCTGCAAATGTATCTATGCTCCCATACACTTCTTCGTAAATAACGCCAAATAGGTCGTGATATTGTTTGAAGTCTGGACCTTCCACGTTCCAGTGAAAGTTGTGTGCCTTTAAGTAAAAACTATATTGTGTGGCAAATGCCACTTTGGCCGCTTGTTGTAATTCATCCATGGTTGTTAGTCTCTTATAGTATATTTATACAACAAGTTACTGGCACCAGCTTTGTTTTGCATCACCATAGTACTCACGTGCGAATCCATTAGCAATCAATGCTGCACGTAGACTTTGTCCATTTACTAGAATATCGCCTAGAACACGACCACCAAACTTGTCCCATCCATACATAGTTACTTGAAACTTGCCACCAGTTGCCGCTGCCTGTGCGATTGCATTTTTAGTGAAAGCTGAAGCCGCCTCCCCTCTTTGCTTTTCGCTATCGCATTGCGCACGAAATCCTTTTTCAGGAGTATCTACACCGTAGACTCTAACAGCCAATTCTGGTTTAAGAGGTGCTGGGAGAAAGGGAGCAGAAATTACCACTGTATCGCCATCGGTTATTCTCAAGATTTGTGCGTCATATGTGACGCCATGGGGTGTTTTTTGTGCAAATGCCAGTACTGGAACTAACAATAGTAGTGTTAATAATTTCTTCATGTATACTCCGTTTAATAAGAGTATTTATTAAATGTAGTTATTAAACCAACCCACTTTTTTGCCGTTAGAAATGCGACTATCGTGTTCTTCAACACTGCTGGGATAACGCCATGCCCATACTGCAACCAATGCCATGAAGATGGCTGTGCTGATAACACCGATTAGTTTAACACCTGTGAAGAACATAATGCATAGGCTCAATGACATCATGCCCAGCATAAAGTACTTCATCTTTAATGGGAACACACGTTTGGTATTCCAGTTGGTTAGGAAGGGTCCAAACAGTTTGTGATTATAGATCCAACGATGCATACGTTCACTGCCCTTGCTAAAGCAATAGGCAGCAAATACCACAAAAGGACTGTAGGGGATGCCAGGTGTGACAACCCCCACATAGGCCATGCCTAGACTAAGAAACCCTAGTGTGGTCCAGAACAGTTTCTTCATACTTGCAAGTAATCCAGCCAGCTGTCGTGTCTAACATGGAACGGCATCATCTTACGCTTATTGATCAGTTCGTAGTAGTCAGGCTTGTAGGGTTTGACCTTTGGAACAATCTTCTTGTTCGCACCCTTGTTAGCATTACATGGACCGCAAGCAGTTGTGGTGTTTTCAAAGGTTGTCTTGCCGCCCAAGCTGGTTGGTAGCACATGGTCTAGTGTGCAATCCTTCTTTGTCAAGTGGGTATTGCAGTATTGGCATGTGTAACGGTCACGTAGGAATACATTACTCTTTGAGTAACGAATCGCTGTCTTTGGTTTCATGTATTCACGCAACATGATAATAGCTGGTACTTGTGTTTCCCAACGGGCTGATCTAACGACCCAATCATCGTGCCATGTGATTACTGCGGCCTTGTCCAAGACCAGATATCGAATAGCTTCCTGCCAATCTACTGTGCTCAATGGCAAGTAGTTTACCGGCATACCATCAGCATTAAGTACTAAGGTATCCATTTTTTAACCTCTTTTGATTGTGTTACAGACCCAACCTATGAAGTGTATATTGTACACTTAAAAACTATTTAAGTCAATATTGATTGAACGAATTCGTTTCCGGAACGCTCTACGGCCGAATTCCATTGATCTTTGAGATCGTTGTCAAATACACTTTCATGATCGGCTGAAGCAGTTAGCCAACTGAAACTGTGATCTCGTTGTGATGTGCCTTTGAGTTCTTCTGCTAATTGTCTTGGTGCCCAACCGCATAATCCCAAAAACAATCTAAACTGTCTAGGTGCATCGCCATCGCCCAAACGAACTAACAAATCTTCTGCGCTGCTAATTGAAAAGTCTTCGTTGATCTGCATGGTGTTGGTACATGACCATTCACTGCTGTGTAGCATACTAAGAGCTTTGATGTTAACTGGACCACCTAAATAAATGTAGCCAGGTATATTAAGACGAGCGATTCCCACTTGTTCACTAAACTCAGACACAGTCATTTCACTGCGCTTGTTCAGTATAAGTCCCATGCTACCATTAGCATGATGTTCAGTTACGAAGATCACACTCTTATACCAAAAGTTACTTTTTAGTTTAGGTGGTGCAATTAGTAGTGTTCCAGATAGATCCATTATGCCACATTCATTGATTGTTTAAAAGCGGCATAACGCATCTTGCGATCATCTAATCCGTTATATCCGCCGTTTATTACTTTAGTTATAGCATTAACATCATCCCAGTTACTGACTCTGGGTTGCACATTGGCTTTCCAAAAATACACAGCAGTCTTTGCGGCCATAGCCGGTTGTTCAACTAGGTCTGGATCTTTTTCTAATGGCATTCCCAACGCAGCGCCCGCCGCACGATAATTACTGCGACCAGTTAGCTGAATGTAACCTCGACCCCTATATCGATACCCGTCACCTTTTTGTACGTTGCCCAAATCTCTACGACCTTCATATCCTCGTTGTGCAGTGCTTGGCCCCCATATTTCACTTAGGTATCTAAAGCCGCCACTCTCGTGACTGCATTGTGCAAGGAACGCTGCCAGCTCTTTGCCTTTAATGCCTTGTCCCATTGCTTCTTTGGCCAGTAAGTCTCTTGATTCTTTATCGCCCAATGCACTTACTGCAATCTTACCTTTAAACTCTTCTGGTTTAGCTTTTTCTAATTTGCTTGCTTTTGGGTTATCGGCAACTGCCTTGTTCACTGCTTCAACTGTTTCAGGTGTTGCAGTTCCTGTTGCTTGTAATTTGTTATCTGCTTGGAACTTTGAAATGGCAGCACTTGTGTACTTGCCAAGTATACCATCGTCCTTTGTTCTTCCAACATCATAGCCCAACGCCATCAATGCACGTTGCAAATTAACAACTTCAACACCCCTACTGCCCATCTTAGGACCAGTTGGTACTTGAATATATCCGCCATAACGGCCACCACCGCCAGCGGCAATTCCAGCAGGTGCCGGTTGTACTGTATTTGCTCCAGCTTTTACCTTTGCGGCAGCAGTGCCATACCAACCCATAGGAGCATGGATACCATCGCCACCAGACACACTTAGTTTGCCCATGTCAATTACTTCAACACCACTTGGTATATTTGATTGTATTAGTTTTCTTAGTTGGTTTCTATCTTTTGCAAATTTGGGGTTATCTGTTTCGGCAAATAGAACATAGAACACTTTGCATTTCTTTTGTAGAAGTTCACTAAGCATACTGTTGACTCTACTCACTACCTGTTGCTTGTCAGGTTTCATCATGTCGTTGGCGCCAGCACTCAATACCACTGTGCTTCCTGGACTGACCTTGTCAATGGCATCGTCATTGGCACCATTCATTGCACTTCTGCCGTTGGTTGCTAAAGTGATAAATTTACCTGAACCAGCAATGGCCACTGCATGACTATCGCCAATGGCATATATTTTTGTAGCCGTTTCTGGCGGTGTTTCTTTAAACTCAAAAAATCTCATATGTTATCCTTATGCTAGCGGGTTAAGTTGTTTTCCACTACTTGCGTATTTTTCCCAGTGCAAATGATTGCCTGTACTAAATCCTGTACTGCCCACACGGCCTATGATGTCGCCCTTCTTGACCACATCGCCCAGTGTTGCTTCTATTTTAGACATGTGCATAAATCTATGACGATGTCCATCTGATGTAACCATCTCAACATAGTTACCAGCTGAAGGGTTGTTTGGTTGTACTAGCGTGATCTTGCCATTGTCTGGAGCAACGATTGGTGTGCCTTCTGGAGCTGCAATATCCACTCCTGGGTGTGGGACTTTATTACCATTAGGACCAGTTACTACTCGTCCGTACTCACCAGACAAACGACCTTTGGTTGGCAGTATGTCGCTGCCAGTTGCCGGCTCTGGAGTGTCTCCTGAATCAGCATCAAACTTTTTCAATGCCATTGAGTCTGGCTTCTTAACGTCTTTGGGATCAATACCTTTTTCTGCTGCGTCTTTGGCTGCTTGTGTATAAGGTCCCATGATACCATCAATACCATCATTATTAGGACCGTATGTGCCCAAATCGTAACCTTTGGCTTTTAATTCTTTTTGCAGTTTAACTACTTCTGGATTGCTTTGCGCTTCAACTACACGAAACTCTCTGAATCTCATTATTGATTCCCCTTCCACACTGGCAGTGGCCCACCGTAGTTGCCACCCTTAACTTTTTTACCTTTGATCTTTTGACGTTTACGATTGATAGTAAATTTCTTTTCAGTTGCCCTAGCTCTAAATCCTTGGCTGATACAACTGCTTAACTGGCTAGCGCCTAGTTCACTGTTAGGTTTAGTGCTCTTACACAGTTTGCGACTGGCCTTGCCCGATTCAGCCAAACTACCGCCGCAAACTTCACAAAATTGTTCTGTGCCTTCAGCTACATCTTGATTGACTTGTGAGGTAAATTCTTTTGCTCTCATTTCATAATCCATGTATCTGGTATTTGATCGTATTCTTTAACCCACATGTCATGTAGCTTTTTTCCGCTTATGCCATGTGACTTAGCAATACGTGTCATTATATCATCAATAATATCATATACATCGTCTTCGCTGGCATTTTGTAAGGTTGTCTTCTTAGCTAGCAACGCAGATTTGAGTTCTGGAACTGCTTGATTGTCCTTTGCATGATCCATATTCTCTATAATCATGTCTACCATTTCTTCAACACTTTCACAGTTCCAACGTCTTAGTGCTTTGGCTTTAGGTGTTGGGCGGCCTTTTTCATCCTTCATTGGACCTTTGTTACCACTCATCCTAGCACAGAAACTCTTGCGTCGCTTGGCTGCTTTACTGCCAGGTTTTAATTTACTGGGTTTAGTAGTAACCGCTGTTTGTAACTTGCTACCAGGATTTTCTCGTCGATAGGCTTTGACAGCTTTGCGACTCAATCCATCAGTCTTATCTTGACGATTGGCTTTGTTCCAGTCTTCGTCGATACTTTCATCGTGCTTCTTCCCAGCACAATGGGCCTTTTGGCTGAACCCTTTAGGGTTGCTACAGTTGATACTCTTTTTGTATTTTTGAGTCCACTGTTCGGTAATAAATTCTTTTGCTCGCATCTAGTATTTAACTTTTTTCGTAATCTAACCATTCGTAAACATTAAGCCATTTGCGTGTACCCACTGTTTCCTTTAAATGATGCAAATCTGCACAGGTTTTGTTGCGCATACGGGTCTGTTCTGCAAACGGTACTGGTTCTGTTTCTAGGGGAACACCCTCTTGTTCTGCAATATATTCAGCTATGTCCAGAAACGAGTGCGGTAGGCCGGATCCCACGTTCCAGATACCACTGCCCTTTACAGTATTAATAAAGTCTAATTGCAGTTGACAGATGTCACCTACCCATGTCCAGTCACGCTTGATTAGCTCTGCGTTGTCCCACACAGTAACTTTACCTTCCTTCTTAGCCTGTTGTCGCCATTTGTAGATAGCATTGGCTCGCTTGCCTCTGAGGTGCATCCACTTGCCGTAGACATTGAAATAGCGAAAGCCTTGTACAAATGCCTTATGGTCTGGTTGTTGAAATACCCAACGGTCAAATAGATACTTGCTCCATGCGTAGGGTGTTTGAGGTTTGCATGCCGCTGTTTCCTCAAAGTCTTTAGTGTTACCATACACACTACTTGAACTGGCATACTGTAAATTAACTGCGTGTTTTTGACATTCACCAAAAAGCCAGCAACTGAAATCAAAATTCTTCTGCATTATGAGGTCAACGTCAGTTTCGCTCATATCGGCAATTGCACCTAAATGGATAACCCAATCGTACTGCTTAACATCAGGACGCTCTTTTGGATCCCACTCGTATCCGTCAACTTGCCAATCTGGTTGTTTGCTCAAAAACGAAGTCATATTCCTACCAATAAACCCTTGGTGGCCTGTTACTAGTATTTTCATCATAACTCCTTTTGATATTTATTGATAGGTGTTGACAAGTAGAAAATTATAGCATATAATAGCAACATGAACAAATATGATGACTTCCCAGAACATCCTCGCATTATGACCAATGCTGAGGGAGAGCTATATTTTAATAATATGCTTGCTCAAATTGCAGCGTTCAAACCTGATGAGATAGTAGCAGTCAATCGCAGTGGCTTTAGTTACGCCATGTGGGTGGCTCAAATACTCAAACTACCACTAGGCGCATACTGGCCCAAAGATGGTAAATTGGTTGCACAAGATACTAGTAAACGACTAGTGTTTGTTGATGACAATATCCTACAAGGCACAACTTTTTTGGACACTAAAAAGTTTATGGATGGTTATCAACATGAATGGCGGTGGGCTGTACTGTTTAGTGATTGGCACACTCCACAAGAAGTGCGTAACCAAATTATACAAGGCACACGCTTATCTTACTTTGCTGAAGAACCAATGTGGGGTAGTCGAAAAGTCAGTGCAGATTATGGAGTGAGGTATCGAGATGAGTAAAATTGCTTTTGATTTAGATGGTGTGTTCGTCCCTGACTGCCTCAACATTCCCAGTGTTGGTGGGCTTACTGAATTTTATGCACTGACATATTACATGAAGCCTGTGTTTAGGCCAGGCGGCGATTGGAGTATTATCACTGCTCGAAATGTCAAGTATCGAGCACAAACGATGGCTTGGATTGATGAACATTTTGAAAACAAACCAGTTAGGGTTTGGCATGAATTAGTTGATCAAACTCCTGAACAATACAAAGCAGAAGTTATTAACCAAAATGGTATTGAGATTTATATTGAGAGTGATATGAACATTGTGCAATATTTGATGGACAATACTCAAGCTCAAGTTATCCATTTTGATATGATTTGTCGCCAAAACTTTGCAATTTAGCTTGACTTAATCTGCATTTGAAGCTATAATTATGTTATCGTAATTACACAGAGAGATTCAAATGCGGACTTGTTTGTTACTTGTAGCGGTTTTGGTTACCGGTTGTAGTGCATATCGCCCGCTGTGTCCTGGCACACGCCACTATGATCCGCAAGTTTGTCGCGGTGAATCTTTCCAACGTCTAAACAATTTCAAAAACGAAGCATTACAACGTGAAGCCAAATGTGATGCCAACATACAACCTGAAATCAATTGTGTTTGGGGTCGTCCATGAAGATAAAAATCCGTAATACAATGTGGGATAGGCGCAGTGCCTACTTCTTTGAGATTAAACAGTTTAATGAATATGATGGCGACGAAGTCAAAGTCAAATGGTGCAAGCCTGAAGAGATTGCAATCAGTACAGACAATCCTGAATTCCCCTTCCGTATTTTACAACGTGCTAACATTGTAGAGATTGATGGACTACCATACGCATATGATGTTAAGCCTAAGGTAGACAAAGTTCGACTAGTACAAGGTAGCAACGGCAAAGTGTATGAAGTAACTTCTCATAGTTGTACTTGCCCCGGATTTACCTTTAGAGGTACTTGTAAGCATATAGGAGAAAAGTTATGACTCTCGAAGACTTACAATACATCTTTGAATATCAAATTGAAGAAGGCACAGAAAAACTGTACTTTATGCTGACTGATGGTGACGGTCATCCCGTGATACAACGACATCCTGCTGACGATTTGGCTGGCCTATTGCTCATGCTGGACTCGTTTCAATACACAGGACACAATGTCATGCCGAGGTTCGCCAAATGAACAAACCTTTCTACATCACATACAAACTGGTTGAAGAGATGCTACAAAAGCACGATGTCCACTGTGTGTTTGAACTGGATGCACCCGTGCAGATCTTTACCAGGCTGATGTCATCAGAGTTCTACACCACGCAGGATGTCCGCGGTCGTGAGGCTGAGTTTAGAGGGTGCTGGGCACTGAGCGAGATCTACTGTCCACATGAAGGTATTGACCGTCGTAGTGAATATGGAATGGAGATTGTATGAACGAACGAATTAAAGAACTTGAAAAACAATGTTGGCAATCCAGCCAGTCTGAGCCTTATGCCTTGTTTGATGTTAACAAGTTCGCCGAGTTGATTGTGAGAGAATGTGCCAAGTATATCAATGAACGCAGTCAAGACTGGGACGCTGATTTGCGGTGGATCTTCAATGACGGTTCTGGTGATATGGCAGTCAATGTTGACGAATTATTAAATAGACATTTTGGAGTTGAAGAATGAACGAACGAATTCGAGAACTGGCTGATGAGGCTGAAGCACAGTATTGTGATCTAGGCGATGCCAGTTGTTTCAAAAGACTAGGATTAGTTGAAGCAGTAGTTTTCAAACCAGAAGATTTAGAAAAGTTCGCCGAGTTGATTGTAGAGGAGTGTGCAGGCATCATAGAATCACAGGATGTGGACCCTTCATTCAAACTCAGAATGAGTTGGGCAGTCAAAGAATATTTCGGAGTTGAAGAATAATGGAACCAAAATATCTATATACAATCAAGTGGACACAACCCTACGCAACAGATTGGCAGCGGCCATACCTACGCGGATTGCAAAAACAGATGGAACAAGTAATTGAAAACATCTTAGAGCAAAGTGACTACAGCGAGGCAAAAGAAGTAATTGATCGAATCAGACAGCGAATTTAATACAAAAAAACTAGTAACAGAATACTTGGATAGATTTCCTCATGTACACAGAATACATAAGCAGTCAATCTTTCATGGTAAAATTAAAGACTGGTGTGAGAAGAATTTTAACAGCGAATTTAAAGATTGGTTTTGGTTCCCAGGTGGTCGTTACGATGACCACTCCAATCTACACATTAGGCATGACAAATGGAACACCTTGTTTATTTTAAGGTGGGGTGATAAAATATGAAAATGGAAAGAGTTGAAGTGGGCATGTTTAAATTGCCAGGTGTAGTTCTTGACAAAGAAGAAATGACCGAAGAGAAACTGCATGAGATGGATGAATGGAGACTGACCGAACAAGGAGTTGGCACACGCATGACTGATTTACTATGGAGTTTTCGTAACGAAAGTCAAAGGGACTGGTTTATTCTTAAGTGGTCATGATAAAGGTTATAATCAAACATCGCAGTGCCAATGAAATATTAGATATAGTTCACGAGCTAAGGGCTCAAGGACTTGTACAAGGCACTGACTTTGATTTTGCCTATAACAAAGCACAATACGATAACTTCAGTTACGAACCAGCAGTAGAACAACATACAGTATTTTCCTTTCATACTGAAAAGTATGCAACACTATTTGCCTTGAGGTACACATGACAGTGTTAGAAGGTAATAAACGACATAGATTGGAACATTGGCATCGATTACGTCTTGCCAAAGAAGATTACTATGGAATTTATGATAGACTGACTGAAACAACTCCAGAGTTTTACCAACACTTGAAAAAACAATATGGAATCAAATTGGATTTTGATAATAGCGGAAACATAACTGACACATATCAAATTATTGATGAAAAGAAGTACATGCTTTTTATTTTAAAATATCCAAAATAACACAAGGATTGAGAAAATGACTATTTTTATACCTGTGCTGTTTATTTGCCTTAACGGCAATTGCGAGTTCATGCAGGGCAAAACACACTACAAAAATGAAGCTCAATGTGTAGCCAGTTTGGACATGCAAAAACAGCACATGCGAAATTTGGTTAAAGAAGCAGAGAAACAAGGTACCAAAGGTGAAATTACCATTTTGGAAGGTACTTGTATTGATGCCGAAATCAAAATAACCCAGGGCAGAACAACATGAATATATTTTTAGACATGGATGACGTGGTAGCCGCTTGGCAAGAACGAGCACAGGAGATACTGAAGCTACGTGTTAACAAAGACAGTGATCGTATACCACAAGCGGAATGGGACAAGCTCAAAGAGGACATGCGCTTTTATAGAGACTTGCCCGTAATGGAGGGCGCACATGAACTGGTAGCTATGTGCAAGCAGTACATTGCCCGAAATCCTCAATACACACTACGATTTCTTACAGCATTGCCGCATGATTACTCCATGCCATTGGCCGTTTACGATAAGGTACATTGGGGAGATCAACACTTCCCAGGTATACCGGTTACCATTGGACCATTCAGTTATGACAAGTGGCGGCATTGTAAAAATGCAGGCGACATATTGATCGATGACCGTTTGAGCAACTGTGAGGAATGGGAAGCTCGAGGTGGCATTGCACACAGATATACCACTTGGGAGGCATGTAAGCCATGGCTAGAACAAACACTAAACCCAATGCCCAAGTTGTAATTGCACACGGTAGACAGATGGGTAAATCACACGTTGCCGATATACTCAAATCTTTCTACGACAGAATGGGATTAAGGCCTAAAATCAAATGGCAACGTTTGCCAGGACTCAAACTACAAGCCTATACAGATGAAATATCTGCCCGTGGATATGAACGTGGAATCAACGAGTCAGATATGGATCCTGTACAAGAGTGGTCAGACAACTGTCAATGTGGCACACGTATGAGCTTTAATGTTTGGCAGTTTGAAAACGAAAAACAAATTACTATGTTTTTAATTAGGTGGTCAGAATGAATGATTCATTAGAAGAGTATTATGCTGTGGCTGCACAAGCTATGGCTAAGGATATTGATCGAGAAGTGTTATGGAGTATGCTATCTGAGATTGGGTGGACTAGAGTTATACTCAGTAGCGATGTGGCTAGGAATAATGCTGATAATATAGTACAATGGCTTGAAGCAAACTGCAAACACGCTTACGAGAAAGCAACAACTGACTTTTTGTTTGAGAACAAACAAGATGCGAATTGGTTTATACTGAAATGGCTTACCCCTAATGGCACTTCCACACAATATTGAAATAGATCACGAGTATTCTGTCATCGATGTTGATGGTAGTGCAGAGACTCTTAACAACGCTGTTGCTTGGTGT